TGGGTTGTTAATACCATATTCATTAATGTCTCCTGCTATAACTAAGTTACCTGTAATCTCCTTTATATCATATACATCCCCATCTAATCTGTCAAAACTCTGGATATATTCTCCAGCTACAGTTAAGCCTAAAAAGTTTGATACATCGATTTCAACATTAGCTGTGAAATTACCTCCTATATATATGTTAGGTGTACCATTTTGTCTAATTAATACAGTTCTAAAATCACCTGTTAAGTCTAATATGTCTTTAGTTTTTTGATAGAACTCAACTGATGCTATATCAAAGTCAGCATCAAATAAAAATATACCTTTGGCTTGTTGATTTAGTACAGTATCAAAATTACCTAGAATGACTGTAGTACCAGTGTTTTGTTTTATATCAATTGCAGTAACTCCATTATTACTTGCACCTATGCCACCTCTAGATTCAAATAGACTCATTCTACTTGATATATCTTCACTTGCAATATCAAATTCAACAAAGTCACTTAAACCAGTATTTTTCACATCGAATGAACCACCAATCATTATAGTTTCATTGACTTCGTGGTATTTAACTGCCTTGACTAAGCTACCACTACTTTCCACAAGTGGTTTAGCCATTGTAAAGGGCTTATAAGGGCTACCATCCTCATTAAGGATAATAAAATATGCAGTATTAGTAAACGTATTATCATAGAAGTAGTTAGTGAATGAACCTCCTACAGCGTGGTATCTATTACCTTTATAAATAAAAGTGTCTATACTATTTACTTCACCATTAAAGTCACCAAATGTATCTGTATGTGTACCACCATCAAATGATGCAATTCTGTCAGCACTTACTTGGTCTGGTACTACAAATCTTTTCTCAACCAAACTTCTTCCATTATCGTAAAATAAAGGTTCAAAGTTTTTATTTATTTGATACTTTATCCTTTGATTATTAACTAGAGGGTTAGCAGTTAAGTCTAACACCTCAATATCTATTTCTATTCTATTTGCCATTTCTTTTATTTTTATTTACCAATTGAACATTTGTTCTTCTATATCCTTACCATAAGCTACTACTAAACTATCTACATCAAATTCTTCATCTGCTTTTCTAAGGAATCTTTTAGGTTTTAACCCGTTATAATATAGACTGTTTTGAACTGCATAAGGATTTAACCCTTTTCTTTTAGACCAACCTTTAAGTGATTTAATAGGTGGCTTTTTTAATGTGTATGAATATATACTACCTACATTCTTTTTAATACCATTCACCCCTTTATCTATATAATCTAAGTAGGGTAATGCATCTACTTCAAACCCATCATCTGTAATTACATATTTTACACTCTTTCTTAAATCCCCTTGGTCAGTTGGTGCATATAATTTTATCTTTTTAACTACTTTCTTAGCACTCTTCTCTATTTCAGCCTGTAAATTATTTAACATACCTGTGTGTTATTTGAGGTTTTAAAGTCAGCAGTAAATACAAAACCATCTAACCCATCTATATTGTCAAAAAAGATAGGTTCAATATTACCCACATTTTCCATATAAATTTGATTGTTATTATCTTTACTCATAACAGTAAGAAATTCATTAATGATTGAATAACTAGTATTATGTGCATCAATTATATTATCATTACCCTCAAATTTAGTGTCGTTGTGTCTATTATCTTGTGTTCTTTGTATCAATACACCAATCTCAAAAGAAAAGCTATTAGCAGCTTCATTAGACCAACTAGAGGGTATAGGACTTATATGAACTAAAGGTGTAATAGTGTTCTTAAATAAGTCAGCATCTGGTTGTCTAGCATATATAATATTATTGACTAGAGGATTCTCCTCAAAGGTATCTCTGATGGTCTGTACTATTGTATAATAATTGTTATTTGTATTCATTGTTTTTCCTTTTATATAAAAACACCTTATTTTTGATGTGCTTTCCTTATTCTTTCATCCTCTACTTCATTGTAATCTACTTGGAAGTTAATAAAATATAGGAACTCTGCCACTGGTGTATTTACTATTTCTTTTATTTTTAAGTAGTCATTACCTGATGCCTTATACAACCAATTATACCACCCATACTTTTGTGATACCTCTTCCTCTTTGGTTATTAACCTTTTTTTACTTGGGGTTTCTTTTCCTGTGCTACCCTTTTTTTCATCATCTTTTCGGTAGATATTTGGATATCTTTTAACAAAATCTGATTTAAAGTCAAAAAAAAACCTATTAACTTTTGGTATATGCTTACATCTACTTCTAACATAATGTCTGAATACTTACTAGTACCCTTATAATCTTCTATAACATATTTATCTCCTTTACTCTTTGTTATAGGTCTGTAGAAAACTGCCATCAATCTATGTATCTGGTTGAAATCCTTTTCATATTTATCTATGTCCAGATATTCCTTCGTTAACATCTCTTCAAAGTCTGGTATTAAACCATACTCAACTCCATGATGTCTAAACCTCTGAACTAAATCACTATTTTGTTTATTAAGTTCTTCAAAATAGTTAAGTACTTTTTTATTAGCATCTTTAAGCTTTAGGTCTTTATTCATTTCTAAGAGTCCATTTACTATTTTCTTACTATCTCCTTCATGTAGGTCATATAAATTCTTTATACTCATGTATTCTTTTATTGTCATAACTTATATATTATATTATTAGTATGTATATTATTATTATTATTACTATTTCTTACTTACTATCTACTCTAATCATATATGTATCAGGATTACTTTTTAGCTAATCTAACTAATACCAAGGGTTAACAGAGATTTTAACCATAAAAACACTAAAAAATCCCCCCTTTAATTATCTTATTGATTTCATGTTAAATCCCTTCCTTCTACTCCTATATACAAGATAATAATTAATAGCATCTATATAGTGGTTAAAGTCATCAATAGGTTTTTCTCCTAAATCATAATTACTATCCCAACAATAATTATTAAATTCCTCAACTATATCTGTACTGCTAGGGTCTACTATTATTTTATAGTTCCTTAGTATTTCCAATCTATCGACTATTTTAGGTTTCTTAACTGGTTTAATCCTACAGTTCTGTGCTTTTATTTCTGCTATTATATCTGGTGAAGCACTATCAGCTATTATTAAAGCCCTATTAGCTATCTCCTTAACCCTTCTAGCTAGTTCTGATGGTATAATACCAGTTTTATATAAACGTCCCTTCACATAGAGTAAAAGCTTACTGTGGTCTACGTGACATTCAACTAAAGCACTTGGGTCATTACTAAATCCAAAGTCAATTGCAAATTCACTTTTAACATCTGGAAATTTACCTAACTCCCAATTGGTTATTATAAGACCTTCTGCCTTATCTTTAAAACCCCCCATAACTACGTTGTGATACTTCTTTGGGTTCTTATACTTCATATCCTCCATCTCCTTAACAAAGTCCTCTGAGAGGTTCTCTATGTTATCTAGATAGGTTGTGTGTATATAAGTAGTATTATCTTTGATGAGGTTACTTCCTTCTTTAACACCATTATCTCTAAACCATCTAGTGTATAACCAATGAGATTTAGTAGGGGGGTTAAATAGTAATATAACTTGGTTGTCAGCATCTTTAGTTCTAATGGATAAATTAATCTTATCAAATATTTCTTCATCCCTTAACTCTTCTGCCTCATCCAAGACGAATATGGTTAAACCTTCAATAGATTTTAAGTTAGCTGTTTGAACCTTTGAACCAGTCTTTAGTCCTTTAAAAATTATCTTACTTCCTGTCAGCTTATTTATTATCTCTTTGTTAGTTATATGAAATAAGTGTTCAAGTTGTAGCATTTCTAATTTAGAGTTAAACTCGGGTATTACCGATATCTCAGCAGACACCATTGTGTACCTTGTAAACAAAATAACTTGGTCTTTTTCAAAGGTTTTTAATAATAAGTAAGTAGCAACAGAGAAGCTTTTACTTGACCCACGTCCACCTGATACTACAAAATATCTAGTATCATTAGTTAGGAGGGGTTTATATTTATCACTTAACTCTATATTGCCACTCATACTA